CGTTAGACTTCGGGTCATCTTCGTAAGTTCTCCTAATTACTTTATAATTTAAAACTTTGATAATAGCATTTTCAGTAGGTTCTTCGTATTTGCCTAAACGATTAGTTTTAATGTCTATCTCTTTTTCATCAACTAATTCTTCGGCAAGAATATCAACTGAGACCCAATGTTTTACAAGATATTTCATTCTATAATGCTTCTTCTACATCAATCTCGAATTGATATAACAAATTACCATCTTTGTCATTACCAACTACTCCAAACTCTTGTATATCATTTGTTAGATAAACTGTAAAAGGAACATTGTCATAAATTATTGTAGATGTTGTAATAGCTGTTGTTAATGGTGGTTCAATAGTTAAAGTTCCAGTAGAAATATCTGATTGATCTGCAACTACCATATAAACTTTATCGTGACTTGCAAATTTAATAAAATCTCCAGCTTTTAAAGTTCCTGTTCCTGTGCCACCTAATGTTATTGATGTTGCACCAGCACTTGCTGTACCAGTTGGAATTCCTGATGCAGTACCTCTTGCGTTAGTTACCTCAGGTGGAATAATTGTAAAGTTTTCTTTTCCTGATCTTTGCTTTACGATAAATGCCATAAGTTCGCCATAAACATCAGATCGTTTAGCTGTTATTATTCTTGCAGTAAAAGACCATCTTTGACTATCTATTTGTCTTGATAGTTTTTTACCACTAACAGATTTTGACAGAATTGTGTCTTGAATAGATTTGATACCTAATGTTTCAAATTGTGCAGATGATATTGGAAATGTTCCTGACATATTATATTAAGTTTTTACTTCCTCTTTCATTTACTGCTGAGTTTATTATCTGAGTTATAGTTCCTCTATTTCTAACTAATAATTCATCAAAACCTCTAGCATCTAAAGTATTAATATTAAAATTAACTGATACAGCACCACCACCCATTCCTCTAGCTGATTGTGCTATTTGTCCTGTGCTGTTTGGTATAAATAATTCCGCACCACGTTCTCCAACTAAATATGGTTGTCCTTTAGACACAGTTCCACCTGATGCTCTTGCACCACCAACACCACCTTGAAAAAGACCACTACCGCCACCACCACCAAATAAACCTAATACAGAACCTAATAATCCTTTTCCACCACTTTTTGATTGTATCATAGCAGTTGCTCTATCTATTGAATACATTACAGCTTTTTGTGCTACAATTTTAATTAAAGTTGATAATACTTCTACTGCTAATGTTCTGCCTAAATCTTTCATAGTAGTATTTAATTCTTTACCTAATACGATTGATTCTGCAATACCTTTAGAAAAACCATCTATACCTAATTGTAAAACTTTTGTAACATTATTAGCTACATCACTTGTTTCTTTTAAAGATTTATTAATACTACCTTTAATTTTTTCTGCCATTTCTACAAAAGGAGTTACTGTAGCTTCTGCTTCTGCTTTTGCTTTAGCAATTTCATCATTCATTTTAGCAAGTTCTTTTGTATTGCTAATGATTGATTCTTCAATTCTATTAATAAATTTTTCTACTGTAGATAATTCTTTACCAAAATCATTTGCTTCATCTGTATTAAGTCCTAATCTTTTAGACATTTCTTCAATGTCAATTCCAAGTTTTTTAATTAATCCACCTAATATGATTACTGCTAATTTACCTTTACGACCTAATAATAAAAATCCTAATATACCAAATTCTCTTACACCCTCAGGTAATGCTTTAACTAAATCTATTGTTCCAGCAATACCAGTTCCAATTATTTTAAATACTCCTTTTACTGTATTAAATACTTCTCCAAATCCAATTAATGTAGATTTAATAATATCAACTAAATTCTTTCCTATTGTATTTGCAAAATCTTTTAATGCTTTTTCATTTTCTTCTAATAGATCATTTATAGTTGCTAACCCACCTTTGATAAAATCAAAAAACCCAGCTTCATTAACTCCTAATTTAAACTGGAATATTTTATCTTGAATCATTGATAAAGTACCAGTGAATGTTGTTGCTAATACTTCTGTTGCTCTACCAAATCTTCCACCCTCTCCAAATACTTCTTCAAATCTTTTTACAGTATCTTCTATTGAAACTGTTGCACCAGCTTTAAAACCTAATAATGCTCTAACACCTCTTTCTCTAAATATATCGGCAGCTGAAATACCACCAGCAAATGATCTTTGTATTTGTTCAGCGGTTGTTCTAAAATCTAATCCAGTTACAGCAGATACATTACCTACTATTTTAAGATTTTTAGCTAATTCATTTGAGTCTTTTGATATAACGGCTAAGTTACCTGATGCAGTTGCTATTTCTTGTAATGTAAAAGGTACTTTACCAGCAAAAGTAACTAATTCTTTAAATGCTTTTTGACCCTCTTGTACTGAACCAAATAAGAAATTAAATCTTACACCTAATTCTTCTACTTCTCTACCTACGTTAATAAATGATCTTGTTAATACACCAGCACCAATACCAAGAAGTGCTGATTGAATTGAAAAAATAGATGCTCTTAATCTTCCTAAAGAAGATTGTACTCCGCTTAATGCTTGTTTTGTTTTATCGCGTGCTAATATATTTAAAACTAAATTTTGAGCCATTATCTATTCTTCATTTTCTTCATTTGTCCTTGCTGTATTTCTTGTTCTTCTAAGAGATAAGCTAACCAATGATTATACTCCCAAACTTCCATTTTTAAAAGTTCAGATAATGATAGTTTTAATCTATCTGCGACTACAAGTAAATTTTTAATTTCAGGATCAGAGTTTAGTTTTTTTTTACCTCGTCAACTGAGATTGCCTGTACCATAGATGTTGCTAAGCGAGATAAAACATCAGAATCGACTTTATGCATTAATGGTATTTTATCTTCTAAAGTAAATACTTTATTACCATCTTTATCTAATGCTTTCATTATTAAAATATCTGCGAGAATACTTACATCAGATAAATTATCTGATTTTTTAAATAATTTATTCTTTTCTGATAAAGTAATAGGATTCCAATAGATAATAGTAGGTTTGCCATCATCATCTTTCCATTCAGGAACTTCAATAGATTGTGTTCCTAAACTCTCAAAATGAGACTTTGCTCTATCTATAATATTCATAAATAATTATTAGATAGTTCCTATAGTTAATGCACCAGTACCTTGAAAAGTAATTGATCTTGTAATTACTCCGTCAAGTGGATTAGATATACTCATACCAGTTACAATTCCTGTACCTGAATATGAAGCATCTCCACTAGCATTACCCTCAGGTAGAAGTGTAAAAGCCACACTAGAACCAACAGTACATTCTTCTTGTGAAGTATCTGCTTCGTCAAAATTACATTCTACTGTTCCACTAAATGAAGTTCTACCAGCTAAAAATGTTTTTGCTGAATCGCTTAAAGCTGTATCTTCTACAACGTCTGCTGATGTTTCTAATGTAAATGAAGTAACTTCTCCAGTTATATTAGAATTTGTTTTTACGACTCCCTCTTTTCCGTGATGAGTTGCCATATTTGTTCTCCTTATTTTCTATATTTGTTTCTTCGTTTGTTTCTACTTTGTTCTCTTGGATTTCTTGCTTATATCCAAGTTTTAAGTAGTGAGCAAGATTATTTTCATTAATTAAAATCGTATATCCGTCTTTAAATAATTTTATATCCTTAGCCATAAGATTGTATAACAGATTTATTCTTCGTCATCAATGACTTCATCTTCATCTAAATCTTCGTCTAAATCTTCATCTTCTAAATCTTCAAAATTATCAGGTTCATCTTCTAATGAAGTTTCTTGTAATTCTGCTATTAAATCTTTGATTTCCTCGCATAGCATAGATGCTTTATCGTGGTGTTTTTCAATTTGTTCTATTTTCTTTTCTATTTTATCTAAATGTTTACTCATTTGTTTCTCCTATTATGGTGTTCCTGATTGATATTGGTACATACATCTAATCGTCATTCTTATACCACCAACAGGAAATAAACTACCCTCGTCAGTTTCGCAAGATACGACCATTGTATCTAAAGCATTACCATTTCTAGTAATATCTGTTTCTACAGCAGTTTCAATAGCTGTGATTAATTCATTTCTAGCTGTGTCAATGTTAGACTCAGCACCTTTTACAAAACCTAAAATTAAAAAATCTATACTTCCGTGTCTTGTTTTAGCACCACTTCCTAATTCAGAATCTTCTCTTGTTTCTTCTGATGTCTGTACGATAACTGCTGGAAATTGTTGTTCAGATAATTCATCTAAAATAAAAGGTTGTCTAGTAGCTTTTTTAATTGCTGGACTAGATATTCCTGAAATAGTCGTTAATAAATTTGATGCTATGTTTTCTCTTATGCTCATATTTTCATTGACCTAATT